TGTCGCTATCAACACTGAGTTACCCTCATAGCTCAACAGTAGCTCGCTATACCATTCTGTTCACGACCTGTTGCCCGTGTCAGAAGTCGATAGGAGTATAGCTTTGGGAGTTGCACCCTCTAAGCTACTGCCCCAACCAAAAAAGCACCTCCTAAGAAGTGCTTGATTGGACGATGTTGCAGATAACAACAGTGCTGGACACAAGTCCGTCACACGCTGATAGTATATCATTATTATCTAATTTCATCGTGCTACAACAATATCATAGCGTGATAGAATAGTGTCAAGACCAAAATTACGAAAATAGAAATCGAGGGAAAATGTCAGACCAACCAGCATACAAACTACCTTATCCACACAAAAAACAGAGAGAGTTCTTCATTTCTCCTGCCCGTTTCAAGGCTTTAGTGTGGGGACGGCGTAGCGGAAAATCACTAGGTATAGCGTTGTACACCATGCTCAAGGCACTAGAAAAACCAGGTAATTATTACATCATTGCACCAACTTATACCCAGGCTAAGTCAATTTATTGGAAAGATATTCTCAAAGTTTTAATACCCGATGCTATCGTCAAGAAGACCGATGAAGGCGAACTATATGTTGAGTTCCAGCAAATACATTATCAACTGGAGACCAAAGCACTGCTTGGCTACAACATTGACTCCGACCACTCTAAAGCGGAAGCTCCGTCAACTATTTATCTTAAAGGTGCTAACAACCCCGACTCTCTTCGTGGAGTTAAGTTGGCGGGTGCCGTGCTCGACGAGTTTGCTTTCTTTATGTATGCCAACGACACCTGGAGAAAGATTGTCAGACCAGCTCTTGCTGACCTTCAGGGCTGGGCTATCTTCAGCTCCACTCCAGATGGTGTGCATAACAGTTTCTTTGACATAGTTGAAACCGCCAAAGCTACAATGGCTGAGTTTTCTGACCCAAGTAAAAACAGAAAATGGTTTTACTCTCATGCGACCATGCTCGACAACACTAGCCTAGAGCACCGAGTTGAAGAATGGAACGATACCAAAGCTGAATATATCCGTGACGGTAAGATTGACGAGTGGGTTCAGGAGTGGGAAGCTAAGTTCACCACGCCAAGCTCTCTGGTGTACAACGAGTTTGACGATGCTATTCACGTCGTTAACCCAAATCTTATTCCTCGAGACAATGTAACTTTCGCTATCGGGATGGACTTCGGGCTGAAAGACCCATTCGCTGCGGTCTTCGTAGCTATCGACCAACACGACAACTGGTATATATATGATGAGATTTATCTGCCCGACCTGCCCGTCGATAAAATTGCCTCGGTTCTACATACCAAGATGGGGGAGCAATACTTTACTCGAATTATAGGTGACTCGGCTGGAGCCACCGAAATAGCCAGTCTTAGAAGCAAAGCTCTGGGTGAACAGCGAGTCTGGGTTACTCCAAGCAAGAAGGGTAAAGACTCTATCAGGGGTGGTATCCGTGCTGTCAAGACCAAACTATATGTTCGTGAGTCAACTGGTAAGCCTAAGCTATTCGTTGGACGAAACTGTAAGTCTACTATTAAAGAGTTCCAATCTTATAAACGGCTACGAGATGCCTGGGGAGAAGTTAGCGAAACTCCTGAAGATAAGAACAACCACCTTATGGATGCTCTCCGCTACTTAGTGCTTGACCAAATGAGCGGCGGTAAGCCAATTCCAAAAGCTAAAAAAACATACGGAGCTGGTGGTCGTCTGCTATCATAAAAGGGGATATTATATGGACTCAAAATACTTTGTAACCGACGACACCGCTCTCGCAGCATATCTTCTACTTTGCGGGATGAAGTTTATTGAAGCCACCATCTGGTCATCAGAGAACCACCGAAAGAAATATATAATCTTTGATACACCCGAGCGACCCGACCATGAGGAAGACTTCTTCCTACGCAAGACCACCGTTGCTCCGATGGACTACCACGATGCCAGAGTTACAGTCTCCAGATTTTTGAGAAGAGAAATAAGTGACCCTCGCTTCAACGACTTATAAATGATAGAATTACCATAATAAAGGAAATAAAAAATGCAACCAAAAACCAAAACAAACGACCCATTGCAAAACCTACGAAGCATCGACGAGTCTCAAGCTGCGGGAGGTTTTCTCGAAGCCCAACCTGATAAGCCAAAAAATACTGGCAAGGTTGAAGAACCAAAGCGAACAGTTAATCCAGAAGCAGAACAAAAGAAGTGGGAGCAACGCTTCGAAATAGCCAAGACCTTCCAGACACCTCTGTTCCAAAAATGGAGCAAATGGTACGACGACATGTATGCTCACGTTACTGACCAAACTATGGCTCCGTGGCGGTCAAAAGTTTACATGCCTATTATTAGTTCTAAGGTCTGGGACTTAATATCCCGCTTTATTCAGTATCGACCAGGCTGGGACATCTCAGTTCGTACCCTACCAGTCAACACACTAGACAAAGAAGCCTTTGATTTATACATGGATGACATGAACCGCAAGGTGGAGCGAGTCAAGATGAAGCTTGACTATGACTATGACTGCCCATTGATGGATGATAGTATTCCATCGGAGTTATTGGGAGTCATGCTTGATGCTTGTGTCACTGGACAGGGCATCGGACGAGCACCTTATTTGACTAAAAAGACAGATTACAAGCAATACGTTAAGGGTGATACTGGTTTAGACTACGGTAAAGTCAAGAATGACTCAGCAACTGAGGGCTATAACGCCTTTCAGGGTGTCAACATCTTTCGTTTCTTCCTACAGCCTGGGGCTAAGTCGCTCCAGAAGTCGCCGTGGATTATCATATCCGACCAAGTTCCCGTCTATGAGCTACAACGTGACCCTAAAATCGACCAAACTGCTCTAAAAACCCTAAAAACAGGGGTGATTATCAATGAGTTTGCCCAGTATGAAGCATCTCGCAACCGATTAGTCACTCAACAAGACCCACTTTCACTAGATACCACTACTAATATGGCTCAGATTTACGAATGTTGGGACAAAGAGTTTAATGAATTAGTAATATACGGCGTTGGCGACAAGGGCTGGGTAGAATTATTCCGTGGTCAGAATGTTTACTGGCACCGTAAGTACCCATTAGTCAAGTTCTCCGTCCGAGATAAGCCATTCCAGTTCTGGGGCGAGTCAATCTTCGAAAACTCCGAGACTTTGCAGTCTGCGGTCAACGATGTGTTTAACCACTTCATGGACTCACACAACATGGCGGATGGAATGATAGCGATAGAAGAGGGTTCTGTTGTCGAGCCTTATATTATTGAGCCAGGTGGAGAATTACGCTACCGTGGCGAAACTCCTAAGCAATTCAAGTTCCCCTCCCCTGATGCTAGCACCGTGCAAGCCGCTCTCAATATAGTTAACGGTGCAATTGAGAACGCTACTATATCTCAATACGCATCTGGTGTACCTAACTCAGCAACTGACCAAACTCAGGGTACCGCTACTGGCGTGACTCGAATGATGGAAGCTGCTGCCGAGAAAGTCGGCTTTATGCGGTCTAACTTCCGCAGAAGCTGGCGAGAAGTCGGACAAATGTGGTTGTCTAATACACAACAGTTTATGCGTACCGATGTTATCTCTGAAAGAACAGTTAAGGGTGAGAAAACCACCGAGGTTCTACGACCAGAGGATATGATTGGTATTTTCGGTGTTAAGGTTGACGATGGTTCCTTTGAGCCAATATCTAAAGACCAAAAGCGACAGAACTTCCTAGCATATAAAGACTTCGTGCTTAATATCCAATCTGCTTCAGTCGACCAAGCAACTCGTACCCAAGACCCAGAACAAGCTCTGAATATCGACTTTGCCGAACTAATGAACCGTGGCTCCGAGCACTTCGGGGAAAACGCTGGACACTTCACCGTGCCTACAGCAGATATTAAGCCAGCTGCACCTTCGGCTCCAACAGAAGTTACCGCTCCTGAAGACCCCAACGCTCCTATAGTCGATGGTCAAGACCCAATGGCTCCACCTCCACCAGAACCAATGACCCCTGAAGATGCTGGTGCTGTGCAAGCAGACGGTAAGAGTATGCCCGACACTTTCCCAGTTAGAAACGTAAATGCTTTAATGCCAATGATATAAGGAGAAGAAAATGAGCGAACAGAAATCATATATTGACCAACTAGAAGATAAACTCAAGGCTGCCCGTGGACGGCTCAAGCAGGGACGGGAAGTTGAGGCTCTAAAACAGTCAGCTCCTACCCTATTTGACATTATTGACACCGAGATTAGCTTAGCTGTTAATAGGATGACTCAAGATAAACCACTTGATTATGATGCCTACCTATCGACTCATGGCGAAGTTAAAGGCATTAAGCGTATCCGCAACCTGATAGACGCAAAAGAAGTTGATGCACCTCAAGCCCAAGCTGAGGTGAAGGCAATCGAAGGCAACATTAAACAGATTAAAGATGACCAAAAACAACCGAAGTAAAGACAAACAGGAAGACGAGCGTAGAGAAAAAGAGGTACCTTCTCGAGTTACCAAAACTCACGGTGGTCAGACCGTAGAGTCAGTTGCCCCAGAAGACTTAGAGTCTTTTAATGATGCTAATTGCAAGCACGAAAACCTTGTCCGTGACGAGACCGAGACTGACTTTAACGCCTTTATATGCGATAATCCTGCATGTAATGAAGTTGTGATGTATAATAAAGATTAAGTTCAATAAGTAAATGGAAGGAAAATAAAATGCCACCAAGCACACCATCAGCAGCAGACGTAGCTCTAGTAGAAGCAGCAATGGGAGGGAACCAACCCCCAGCCGCTCCTGCACAACCAGCTCCACAGGAGCCAACACCAACTCAACCACAGGCTCAGCCACAAGCCCAGCCACAGATGCAACCTGCACCTGTTACTCCACAACCAGCTCCGACGAGTCAACCTCAAGACCCGTTCTCTGCTTTTATTCAACCGCAGCCAACCGAGCCTACTGCACCCCAAACTCCGCAGCCGACTGAGCCTTCGCCGACTCCGCAGCCGCCAACCACGCCTACGGAACCGACTCAGCCAGCTCCAAGTGAACCACCTGCTCCAGCAGAACCAATTGCTAATCAGTCACCAGAAGGTGAAGAGCAGGTTCAAAGTTACGAAGAGTATATAGATAGTATTACTAAGGGTATTGGAGAAGCTCCCGCTCAGCCAGACCCATCTAAAATCAATCCAGATGACCCAGAAGCTATCAAGCAATTCTTTGACGAGATTGTTAACACTGCCGTTACTAAAGCTCAGCAAGCTACAGCTAGGCAAGCAGCTATCCAAAACTCAGAGCGTATTTTATGGGATGGAGCTTTTGAAAAGTACGGTTCACTTAAGAACAACAAGCCACTTCGAGACATGGTTCACTCTATCCGAATGGGTTATTTCCAAAGAGGTGTAGCTCTTACTCCAGTCCAAGCCGCTGACAAATTGCTCGACTCACTGGGTCAGCAATACAAACAGGGCGTAGCCGACAATCAAGTTAACACGACTATTGAAAACGTCCAGCCAACAGGGGGCGGAACAGGACAAGCAGTCCCAACTAGCCTAGACAAAGATGACGACTTACTCGCTATTCAAACTGGCGGGGAAGCAGCACTAGCTGAAATGCTTGACCGAGACATAAAGGCTGGTAGACTATAGTTGTTGTATTGACTTTAATATGTATGGTATATTAGTGTTATAAGCAGAAAATAGAACTGCCTAAATAAAAACAAACAAGGAGAAAAACAAAATGGCAATGTCATCCACATACAGTAACCCTTCACTAAGAGAAGACTTACTAAATGTTATTACTAACTTAAGCCCAACTGAGAACCAGCTTGCAACAGGTTTGAAGAAAAGCAAAGCTTCTAGCTCTGTTCACTCATGGTTAGTTGATAGCTACGACGCTACAACAACCACTTCAACAGACAAAATCACAGTTGAAGGTGCAGACTTCGGTGCAGGTGATGTAGTTAACCCAACTCGCAAGACTAACTACACTCAAATCATCAAACAGGACTGGAAAGTTTCTGGTACTGAGCAAGCTGCTGACCACGCTGGTATGCAATCACCAAAGGCTTACCACATGGCTAAGAGCATGGTTCACTACAAGAACAAACTAGAATGGTCTCTAGTCAACGGTGTTGCCGCAGCAGGTAACGCATCAACAGCTCGAGAAATGGGTGGTATCTTCGACCAAGTTACTACTAACAAAGTTGCTAACGCTGCAACTGACTTCACTGAAACTCTAATGAACGACTACTTCGCTACTGTTTGGGGAACATCAGCAAAAGCTCCAGACGCAGTGTATGTAGGTGCTACAGGTAAGAGAATTATCTCTGGCTTTACAGCTGGTTCAACTAAGTTCACAGAGAGTAAAGACCGCCGATTGATTAACACAGTCGACGTGTACGAGTCAGACTTCGGAATTGTTAAACTGTTCCTACACCGTTTCGTAAACGACGTATTAGCAGCTGGTTCAACTGGAAACATCATGATACTTCGAGAAGACACTTGGGCAATCGCTGACCTTCGTGCTCCGAACAACTATGATGCTCCTAAAGGTGGAGACTATGAGAAGGGTGCCATTCTTGGCGAAACTACTCTTGAAGGTCTTTACGAGCAAGCAAACTTCGTAGGTAAAGGTTTCACAAACTTTTAATCGACTGACCGCTAAAGCATTAAGCCTCCTATTCAGGGGGCTTTTTGTTTGGTATAATCAAGACAAACAAAGGAAATAAAAATGCCAACAGCTAACATAGCAGCCAAAGAAAAAAAGTTCATCATCCCAAAGGACAGCGAGTTCGACGCTAAGACTAGCACCGAAGCTGACCGTGTTATGCGTGAGATGGACAGGGTTGTCCGTTGGAAGAAGCTACACTCACTACTTCGTAAGCAAAACAAGAAAGCCCGAAAAGAGCAGGATAAAATTGCTAAAGAGTGTGCCGAGGTTCGAAACGAAGGTATTTTCAAACGAGATAAGACAGAACATCTAGGTTTACGGTTCGGCGTGTCACTGCCACCAATGGTCTACCATGCGATAGTCCAAGCTGATAGAATTATTGAAGGACACTCCGAGTTAGCCAACCCAAACAAAGAAGACTACCAAGACCGAAAAGCAACTAATCAACTCGTGAAAGACTTGGCTAAAGCCTTTCCGCAATATAAGGTAATAAAATAATGGCTGGATATTTAATCAATCAAGAAGAAGTGCTAGACATACTCCATAACCAAATGGGGCACAGAGTTAACCCTGGTGGAACCGATGCTGACCTCAAGAGATACATTCAGAGTTCGTTCGATTATTGCTGGCGTTATTACAAATGGAGCTTTGCTCAAAAAACTGATAGCACTGATGCAGACGGCGTATTACCACTCGACTTTGACTTAGAGGGTTACTATGACCTAGCCGATACTTACGATGTTGTCTGGGACAGCGACCTCGAGAGAATTAAGCTCGACGGCGTAGAAGAAGTAACAGAGGTCAACTACCAGATGGCACCCCCAGTCTTAGGTGATGATGGCTCCGCCCCGTTCCCATCTGCTTTAGTAGTCGCCGAAGGTGCTTTAATCTTTGCCAAGCTGGGTGAGAACCCAACTCGAGCCGATGTCTCGCAGGAGTGGGACTTGTTCCACAGTATGCTTGACCGCTTAGTAGGCTACGCTGATAAAAACCGTGTCCGTCGACCTCAGAACTATCACGATGTGGCGGGAACTTATACTGGTGACGTAGGAGCTTAAAATGCAGGAGTGGAGACGGCAACCATACGCCAAGCTGCGACAAGGTGGTGCTGATGCACCCTATCAAGAAATACGAGTTATTAACCCGAGTCGTGGTCTTAATCTTCTAATTGCCGATATTCTAGCTAATGACAAAGAAGCAACTCAGGGTACCAAGAACATCGAATACGTCGAGGGTGGAGCGGCTCGCAAGCGAATGGGCTACACTGAGTCTGGTACAGGACTGGATAATCCCCCAAGAGGACTAGGTGAGTATATCTCCGAAGCTGCAAATTACCCTATCACCTCTGATAACGGAGTGCTCAAGAAATACCAATCAGAAACCTGGACATCTCTGGGTGGAGTAACTTTAGACACGAGTGCCAACATCACTCTGACATCATTATTTGAGAAAACTTATGCCTGGGATGGCGTAAGTGGCGGGATTGTTTGGAACGGTACCTCTGTTACTCGCCCAGGAACAATGCCTAAAGCCAAGTTCTCAGTTATTTATAAGGGCTACCACGTCGCTTCGGGAGTAGCTGGTCAACCATTTCGACTTTACTTCGCTCCCCCTGGGGAACCATCTCGGTTTACTCGTCTTAATGCCCCGTCTGACCCAGATGATGTTGGTTTGCATAACGTCACCGAGGTGCCAGGAGCTACCGTATTCTCGGGAGATGACACTCCTAGAGCGATTGATATTAACAAGAACGATGGTGAAAAAGTTACAGGCTTAGGTTTTTTCCAAGATGTGCTGATTGTTTTCAAAGAAAACTCAATCTACCAGTTATATTTCAATGCTGAGAATGGTTTTGTAGTCGAGCGTATCTCTAGTTCTTATGGCTGTGTATCTCACGGTTCTATCGCCAGTGTCGAGAACGACTGTTACTTCTTAACCGAGAAGGGTGTTTATGTCTTAGGTAACGAGCCAAACTTCTACGCTTCTATCCGTACCAACGAGCTTAGCTCCCGAGTTAAGACCTTGTTGCAACGCATCAATCCAACCTACTATGAGCGGGTTAGGGCTTACTATACTGATGACCGTTACTTCTTGAGCGTCCCACTTGACCAAAACACCGAGTGCAACGCCATGATTGTTTACGACAGAAGGTTCTATGCCTGGGCTTATTGGACTAATATCGCTGCTAACGACATGATTGTCTTCAAAGACAAAGACAATGACGGCGATACTCATTTCTACTTTACTGAGTATGGCTCGGCTAGTATGTGCGAGTTTACCCCTGGAGTATTTAATGACAAGGGTGAAGCTATCCACGCTGTTTACGTTACTCGTGCCTTCGAGGGTAAAGCGGTTGACCGAGAGAAGTTCTGGTACTCACTCCGACCTATATTCCGACTGACCACTGGAGCGGTGCAGATTAGCTATATATCAGAGGGTGGTAGCATCGGACGACCAGTCTCGATTGCCCCAGTGTTAACAGGGGGACTCGGAGTTGACCAGTTTGGCGGTTTAACCTGGGGTACTTCCCAACACGACACCTATACAGATGTCGATATGGGCTTATCTGGTGCCGAAGATGACGGCAGTAGCTCCTCAGAGACCGATAATACTCATACAGTATTTGACATCGGCGTAGGTGTCGATGCTCGTACTATGAAAGTCAAGTTTGAAAACGAAGGAGTTAATGAAACATTCACTCTGTTAGGATGGGTATTGCTGTATCAAGAGAAAGACCATGCTCGTTTCGATGGTGCCTATACCATTCGCTAGAATAAGTGCTATAATTGGGGCATGATTAGAAAAGATGAAATAACAAAAGTGTAGCTAGAACTACCTTAAAAAAACAAAAAAGGAGAATAAAAAAATGGAACCAGGAGCAGTATATTGGATAGGAACAGACGGAAATGTCTGGTTCAAGAGTAAAAGTGGTGTTAAAAACATGGGTAAGCCCAACATAGCTCAAAACGATGGATTTGATGCCCCAGGCGGGAGTGCGGTAGCAACTCGAATAGCCGACCCTAACCCAGGCGGTGGAAGCACACTAGGAAGTAGTACCTCTAGTGGTGGCGGCGGTGGTGCCGCTGAAGAAGCTGACCCAGATATTGCACTTCGCAAGCAACTTCGTGAACAGATTATGGGACGTGGAGATGACATTAACAGTATCTATGAAGCTCTGTTTGGAGATTTAGACAAGTTACTAAGAGCACGAGTAAAGGAACTTGAAGAGCAATACGGTGGTCAACTCAAAGAAGCTGGAGAGCAATACACCACTGCTATCCCTCAGATTGAGACCAGTTATGCCGCTCTGGGTGCTAGTGACTCAACAGACCAATCTGATGCCAAAACTGGTGCTAAGAAAGGTTTTGATAAAACAACTGAGACTATCGGTAAGAATAAGAAAACTGATGAAGCTAAGCTTGGTCAGTACGGACGAGAGCAACGTGCTAAGTTCAGTGTTGACAGAGACTCAGCTAAACGAAACATTAACCGAGCTGGTGAGACTGAAGATGTCGGTGCTCTTAGAGAAATGCGTAACAACCTAGAGTCCAACATTGACTCAGCTAGAGTTACTCGAGCAACTCTTGGTACAGACGGCAAAGCCCGAAAAGAACTGTCTAGTCTAACCTCAGATAATGGACGCTACGAACAAGCTATAGGAGCACTAGACTCTATCCTTAAAAGCTCAATGAGTGGTGCAGTTAAACAAGCCGCTGTTAGTGCAATCACTGACTCAGCTGGTCTATCAGACGAAGAAAAGAAGAAGGTTCAGGAAACCTACGGTAACGTATACGAAGAGCAAGCAGCTTTGTAAGGAGGCAAAATGGGCTTATTTACAGGCATAGGCGACTTCTTCCGAGGAGCTTTCGGAGAAGACGAGGA